TTAACGTCTTGATCTCCATTGTAAGTAATTTCGTTATTGTCAGTCATTTCGTAACGATGAACATTAGATCCTTCAATAGTAGTTCCTGCTACTTTTTCCCATACGTTTATTGTGTTTATCGTTGTAAGCGTTGCATTTGCTTCCATTAAAAACGACCCTACCGCATTGAAGTCAGAATAATCCGGAATACCCCTATTAGATCTGAAATCATAAGCAGAATCTTCAACATCAATATCGTTACTTAAATAAGTTCCAACATTTATAAAGTGATTTCCAACAGCAGACAAACTGTTCACAGTTGCAGTTGGGTCAATGTCTAAAGCAGTTTCATTGCTTAGTACATCAAAAATGCAAGCATTTATATTCAAAAGTTCAACCGTTCCGCCAGACACTTCTATCATATTAGAGCTTGCAACATTGTTGAATGTGTTAAAGAAAGCGTCATATATAAAGAATCTATATGTTCCGTCAATATCTATTCCGTAATTACAAGCCCTACCAACGAAAGTTTCAAATGCTATATTTCTAAAACCAGAAAATTCACCTACCATATTAGACAAAGCCACGTATGTATTAATGAATAGTAGTGATTTATTCAACCCTACATTAGATCCAGATAAAGCCGTTGCATTTGGAGAAGATAAAGCAATGTTTTCGATATAAAAATCTTGATCTGTTATGCTTATAAGTGGAGAGGCAGTGGTCGAAGTTATGATGTCAAGAAGCGGGTTTTCGCCTTTTATTTTATTACCTATTCCAACAACTATTCTATCACCTGTAAGATCAATAAGCCCATTTATTTCATAAACAGTATTGTTTGCTAATGTAATTACATTACTAACTGGCGCTGGGAAATCAGATTTTTGTTTTACAAGGACATAATTATCACGAATATTCAAAATTGTGCTTAGATCGTGAAATAATATCCAGTCGCCGGCAAGAATTTCAGCATCGAGATCAAGCGAAGTATATCCAGATCCAGGCGTAGGAACGTTAAGATAATAAAGCAGCTTGTTTGTAGGATGCGTAACGACATGACCTTCTCTATACAATCCAGCCGCCCAATCGTCACCAAAAGTTCCATCGCTTGCAGAAAGCTCGGTCCATCCACCGATAAGAGGGTCTTGCGTATTTGCGTCACTATCCGAAGACCAAAGACGTTCGTCACGAACAACTTGAAAGTCTTCCGGATAACCAGTTCCAGCACCGCCAGGATAATCGTCTTCCCATTCTGGTATTCCGTAATCAGATAAAGAAGTTGTTCCGGTTATTTGATTCCATTGCGAAGGTGTGAATGTCGTCCCTTGCGAAATATCTTGATTTGCTTGCCAAAGTTGTCCATTCTTTAAAACGCCCTGTCCAGTTTTATATCCACCTATTCTGTTAGGGTCATGTTCAAATAAACTTATCAATTCTGCGTCAGTTTCCAAATTTAGGAAACTATTAGTGATTGCTTCCAGAACAGGTTTGTGGTTTACTTTTTCAACCAAAGGCGAAGATCCGCCAAGAAGGTCGTCAATAAACTGTAAAATATCGGGTCTATTATCTATTGCCATGTCTTAAGGTGTGTAATCTGAACTAGAATAATCTGTCAAGCTATATTCGTCGCCCTGAACTACTGGCGATTTTTTTACATAATCTTTACAAAGACATTCTGCTTCAGCTTTCGTTGCATCCCAAATAAACGTAAAAATTTTGTTTTCTTCATTATCTGGCTCTGTTATTTTAGCTGTAATTTCAATTCTATCAATATCTATAATTGTAGCCTCCACGTCAACGCTTCCAAATCCTTCCATAAAGGAAAGGTCCATTTCAGCTATTTCTTCAATTAAAATTCTCTGACCACTATTTAAAGCAGACTTTTGAAGAAGTGTTTCCAGTTCTGAATTAAAATAAAACTGAAGATCTTGCTGGAATAGTAAATCATTACCCCACCAATCAGTACGCTGTTCGCTTTGAGGCGCATCTTCTTTATCTCGTTCTTCACCGCCAATATTACCGCCAAACCAACCTAAATACGGTTGATTAGTCATTCCATTAGTTAAGACAAAATCACCGTTTTTAAAAATGAAATCACCGCCGTCACCAGTTTCGCAAAGTACTATATCCATATTCTAAAAGTTTCCTTGTGTTGATCCAAGAACAACGTCAAGATTTGGAATAACGCCAGAAAAGCTGGCTTCGTTCCCAGTGTTGTTTTCAATTCTAAGCACACCTTCACCACGCTGAACGCTTTCTTCACGACTAACCCTTGCTTCTTCACGGGCAGCTTCAGCGTTTATCGGTTCTCCGGCTTCATTTGTTTCAGTGTTTACACCTATCATTTGTCTGAATTGTTGTATTTCAGATAATTGACCTTGTGCAAATTCTCCAATTCCAGGCACTTTAGAAGCAAAACTTAAAACCTGTTCCAAAGGCATTAATACGGAATCCAAGATAGTAGCCCCTATGAGCTTAAACGCTTCTAATATGTTTCCAGCTTCAAAAGCTTGAACTATGCCGTCCCAATTCCTTCTGAATGCTTGAATCATATTAATTAACATTCCAAGAGGCCCCATTAAAAGGGTGACGGCTGCGCCCCATTCATTATATTTGACAATTATTAGCGTCAATAAAGTAATCAAAGCTACTACACCGACTATAATCAATCCTATCGGATTTGCAAGCATGGCCGCATTCCATAACCATTGTGCAGCGGTTACAATCTTTGTTGTAGCCCCAAAGGCAGCCATAGCGATAGAACTTCCGCGCAACGCTAACGCGCTACCGCCCATTAAAGCAGTGGAAACACCTTGAACGATGTTAAACGCTACCAATCCTATTCTAAAAAGCCTCAGTGCTGTATTCGCAGTTATGTAAGCAGCTATAACAGTTCCTATGACCTTTGCGAAAAACATCACGCGTTCAGCTATTGATCTAATCCGTTTTTCGGCGGTTGTAAGCTGTTCTTCAGCTTTTTCAGTTCCGGAAGCTAAACTTAATATTTCAGTTGCAATCTTGATAACATCGCGTATAAATACGCCAATAGTACCGTTCCCGCTTTCTATACTTAAAATAAATCCTTCGTAGGCACTTCCTAAAAGCGTTAAAGACCCTTGAAGGGTATCAAGCTGTTTAGCTGCGGCTACGTTTGCAGCACCAGAATTTTCTTGACCTGCTGCCGCGCTCTTAAGTGTCTTGTCAAGTTTATCAAGTTTTTCTTGATTATTCGCCAAAGAAACGGCAACAACAGCGCCCCTTTTTCCAAAGATTTCGTTAGATGTTTTTAACTTATCCGTTGATTTTGATACTTTTTCAAGTAAACTTTGATAAGAAACTCCACGTTTAGCAGCTTCAAGATAAATATTTCTTAATGCAGTCGCGGACGAACTGGCATCAATACCGGCGTCACTTAAAACACCTAGCGAAGCGGTCATTTCAGTGAAAGAAACGTTAGCAGAATTTGCCGCACCAGCAACTATTGGAATAGATGTTTGTAGTTTTTCAAATGATAAAGCACTTTTCTGGGTAGACAGAACCATCTGATCCATTATCTCAGGCGCATCTACCGAACTAAATTTATCAAACGAATTTACGACTGCACCAGTCAATTCAGCCGTGTCCGCCAATTGGGCATTCATAGCAATAGACCCAGCTATTGTTGCTTCAGTCATATCAATGATTTGACCAGGAACAAAACCTAAACGTCCGTATGCTTCTTGCAATCCGACTACCTCGGTAGCTGTTTTTGCCGTAGTAGCCCCTAAACGCTTGGCGTCTTCTTGCAACGCCTGAAGTTCTGGTTGTGTAGCTGAAGACATTACAGAAGCTAATGTTGCATTAGCTTGCTCAAATTCAGAAAACACGTTTATAGCACTACTTAAAGCGCCAATAACTAAAGCACCACCAATAGCAGCACCAAAGCCGCCAAGCATTCGGTTAAGACCACGAAAAGAAGGGGTTAAGCTCCGGACGCGCCTTTCAACTCTGGCAAGTCCAACAGAAGCTTTCGTAGTGAACCGTGTCATTGTGGAATTCATCTTCCTGACCGGAGCAGAAAACTTGTCGATCGCTGTAAATATAGTTGGTATTTTAACTTGTCCCGCCATTATTTTTACTTTTGCCAGCTTCTTTTATTTGCTGTGAGGCGTGTTTCGCATCATTATACCAGTATATCAAGCCGCGAAAGTCTATTTCATCTACGAATAATTTTTCTATTTCTTGGGGTGAATATTGAGTGTGGCGAACAACTGATTTGATCGCCACGTTCAAATCCACCTCTACATAAAAAAAATGGAGATCGTTTGTGCAATACTATAATCGCCAGAATCCATGTGCTTAAGAACTACTTTCTTCTGCTTTGTTAAAGCAGAAGCATAAGCAAGTACCATTCCGTGAACATCAGACCCCTTCACACCTTCAAGCTTGTCATGCAATTCATATACTTTTACGCGTGGAACGTATGTCAAGCTCTCAACAGTAGTTTCGCCTTCGTCATTCTTTATCGGAATTCTAAGCTTCTGAATAATTTCTTTAGACTGTTCATCTATTGAAATTGCTCCATCTTGAACCGCTTCGATAAGCGCTTCAATTTGATCGTTGTTGTCTGTTCTTTTTCGATCGGAAATATTCTTAAAATCCAACCAGCCGCGAACATCGCGTTCGGCTACGCTTCTTTCTACTTTCGTCATTTATGTAAAGATTTGGTTATCCTACAATTTTGGTCAATCTTTGACCTCCGCTAACTTTCAAAGTGAAAGTTGCAGCATTCGCATTCCACTGAAGATCGCCAACAGGGCTACCCTTTCCAGTATAAACTGTACCATTAGAATGCTCGATTGTCCATTCAGCTTCTTCATCAGCCTCAGCTAATGGGACAAGCTTATTTTCAACGTCCTGTCTATTGTTCATGTCTTGCGCCATTACCATTTCGACAGACCATCTTTTTCTGGTCTTTTTACGAATTGATTCCCCGTCACCGGAAACGGAATCCATATCGTCATCAACCCTAAATCCGCCTGGGTCAAAGGTTGAATCTTCATTTGCTTTAGCAAAGAAAGTACCACTTCCCAAAGTTGGGTGATTGTACGTTACTTCTACTATATCGCCGCCATGTGATGCCATAACTTCTTATTTTTTTAGTGTTTTATCTTAAACCAAAAGCGAACCCGGCCTCGCCAGTAGTGCTTGCAATACGAACAAAAGGACTTCGCTTATATCTGAAGAATGTTTCAAGACGATCCGGATTCGTTTCGCTTGTTTCAACTTCAAGACTGTCTTTCATAAAAGATGCCTCAACGATAATAGCGCGTTGCGCTAAATCGTCAGCGTAGCCGTTTAGAACGCCAATCCATTGTTTCGGCTTGATCGTCTTGTCAACGTTGACCGGCTGATCATTCTCAACGATTGCATGGTCCACAACATTTACTTTTTCAAGCAAGAAGTATCCGTAACGGATATTAAAATCTTGAACCAGGCTTCGACAATATCTGAATTGTGGAGGAACTTCGCCATCTGGACGGTAAGTTGTTACAAAATCAGCAAAAGTATATCGCCCATTTATGAATTCAACAGTTGAAAGCCCCTCTTTTACGATTAGATCCCGATTGTTATATTCTGACATTTCACCAATATCACCATCGGAAGGCACTGGCATATCTGGATAAGCTTGTCCAGAAACATCTAAGTGCGGGTTGTTTTGAGAGGTTAATGCAAATATATAAGCCCCGTTTGCGGCCGCCTCCCATGTAAATCCAGTTGAATTAGGAGCTGGACAAATTGCGTTAGTAACTTGATCCTTTCTTGTGTCAGGACTGAAGGCAGATTCAAGCTCCGCAAGCGTTGATTCCGTTGCGCCAGTCAATGCAATGAATGGCTTGAAGATTGTTCCTTCATAACGTCCAGTTGGATTAATGTCGGCAGGAATACCGTTAAATGTTTCAAGGTCATCCCAGGCCGTTGCGCCATAAGGGTTTATAACGATAGTATTCCAAGATCCCTTGAACTCAGCCAAAGAACTAACTATGTCAACAGTTCCAGCCCCAGGTGTAGTTTCAACCACGCCATAAGTCAATCCTGCGTCTTCTGTCCCTGTGTCAAATATAATGTCTATTTCGCTTGAAGTTACACCTTCCCATTTTGCAGTAGCTTCAACTTCATCAGAAACGTTTGTCGCAGCTATAACCGGAGCGCCAAGCACTTTATTTATAGCGTCAGTTATTTTTGGCGCTATTTCAGCAGCCGCATCGCCTTCTTCGATAACAAAATCGTATCTAGTTCCGTCGATTCTGTCACGTCCGTTTATTACTACTGAATGCGTAGTTGTGGCCGAAGCTGTTCCGGTTATAGTGATCGTGTTCAACGAAGCAACAGCGCCACCGTCTGAAATTTGAGGGTAAACGATTATAGGAATACCGCCAACGCCGTCGCCGTTAACTGGTTTTAAAATTCGCATCATTTGGTGAATAGGAGATCCATAACCCCAAAGATCGCCGGCTTCTTTAGCCGTAGAAACTTTCTTTCCTTCAAGAAGCGGAAGACCGCCTTGATTAGCCGTATTAGCTTCTCCAAAAAGCGCAATCCTTTGTGGTAGATTTGGCGAACTAGGTGAAAAGTCGCCTTTCTTCAATTTATAACCAACAACTTTGCTGATCCTGTCTAAACTTACTGCGTCGCTAAGTGCCATTTTTTCATTTTTTTTATTTCAACAAATTTATAAATAAAAATACAATTTCAAAGACAAGTCATTAATTTTTAAAGCTTATCAAAAACAACAGCATCGTCAGCACTGTCTTTAGTTGAAGAATCGGATAATAGAGCAACGGCAGTATACTGTCTGCCAGCCTGTAAAGTAGTCCCCCTGAATACATAGTTTGGGCCTGCTCCAATTTCAATATCGCCAGTTGGCGCGCCGTCTTCATAAAGTTCGCATTGCGTTATTGAAGATCCATCGTCAACTGTAAATGTCAATTCGTTTATTCCTGTTTCCTGAACATCTTGGAATATAGGTATAGTAACATTGCTCCATGTGTTAAGATCCCATCTTCTCCATGTGTTAGTTGCAACACATACATAAAAATGAGTAGTATCATAAGCATACTCCCCTGGCTCGCCGGTTGAAGTCGTTGAAGCTGGAACTGAAACCTTTTTCCATTTATCAAATTCAGTACTTATAGCGTCTAAATTAGCATCCCATTCCGAAGCGGAAACGGGTGCGCCTTTTCCTTCTCT